CATTCGCAGTCAAATAGGTGTTATTATCTACCGAACCATCCGCTTTTAAAAATTGAGTATCTACGCCTCCAGCTTTAATTAATGCAGTTGCAGTAATATCAAACAATCCCAAATTAACATCAGTTGTAGCACCTGTATATGGAACGTAACCAGTTAATGAAGCAGATGTTAAATAAGTATTGCTGTCTACGCTACCATCCGCCTTTAAAAACTGAGTAGCTAAACCGCCTGATTTTATAAATGAGTTTCCAGTAATATTTCCATCCTGTGAAATTGAAGCCTTTAATACACTCGAAGCGCCATAAAAATTAGCAATTGTATTTGATAAACTTGTAACACTTAAACCTACACCTGTGCCAGATGTTAATTGAGCAGCAATATCACTAGTACTTTCAGCAACTATTGCCCTGCCACTATTAGATGTAGCCTTTACCGCAATAGAAGTAGACGAACTTGCATCAACTGCAATATTGGTATCAGTAACTGATACAATAGCAGGAACTCCAATTGTATTAAAATATGTAGTTGCTTGAAATGTTTTACTACCTGTAATCGTTTGGACAGTACCTAATGTAACGTAACCGCTTAATACAGCACCATAATTAGGAATATTTAGTATTCCTGTTCCGCTATCGTATGTTGAATCACCCGAACTACCAATAGTAGTTAAGCTTATTGCTGTTCTAGCTCTTGCATTTGTAAAGTATAATTGTGAAGGTCTGCTAGGTAATGTACCTGCCCCTTCTAATACATCGCCAGTAACCAAGCTAACTGTACCATTATACCCATTTACGGAAGTTACTGAATCAGTATTGTCTACCTTCTCCCACGCTGTGCCTGCAAATATTGCCCAATCCCCTACTTTCCAGTCAGTAATGCCATCTAAGTTTGTTGAGCCATCAACACTAACTATGTAATAGTACCCATTTGTTCCAACTCCACTTGCCAGTGCAGGTGTATTAGTTAAAGCATCCCATGTTCCTTGAAAGATTGAACCCCCAATAAGGCCATTGATTTGATTTTGAACCTTACCAAATGCAGCTAATATTGAATCCGTAGAAGCAACCGCCCCGCCTGTTACATTCAAACCTGTTAATACCTTACCTATTACAGCAGTATTACTTAGTGTTACAGATGCAGCACCCGGCCCTGAAGCAGTAGCTTCTCCAGTTAAAGAAGTTATGTAATTACCAGCGTCTTGTTTGGCATTGAACGTACTCCAATCAGAAGGACTTAATGCCCCACGATTAGTTGCAGATGCAGTAGGTACGTTTAATGTTATAACAGGAGTAGTAGTGCCATTGACTACCGTAGAACTAAGGTCTGTTCCTGTTGTTCCTAATGTTAAAGCAGCAACTGAAGTTACCGTACCTAAATATTGGTCGGTATATTGAGGAATATTTAAAATTGAACCAATAAATGTTGAAGCACCACTTGAACCTATTGTGGTAAGTGTTATTGCGTTCTGCTTAGTATTAAATGTAGTCCAGTCCGTAGAGCTTAAATATCCGCTTACGCCAGAACTAGATTGCGACATAGAAAAAGCTCCAGTCGTATTATTATATAGTAATGGCGAAACAGCAGAAAATGATGCAAGAGTAATAATCCCAGACAATGGCGTTGTTGAGCCATCCCCAAGCAATATATCATTTGATGTACCTGCAATCTTAATTATTTTATTAGCAGTAAAATTGCCTTTATGGAGAAATGTACTCGTTGTACCAAGACCACTTTCAATTTCAAAATAGTTTAATTTATATGGTACTGCCATTTAAGCCTAGATTAAATTTTAAATAAATATTATTTCAATAATTTCTGTTGTACCAAATCCCTCGAATCCTACCACTAGATAAGTAACAGGGAAGTATTGAACTGTAACAGGGATGCTATCCATAAACACTCCATACAAAGGAGATGATGGAGGGAAATCCGTTGACAAATCAATGTAGTAACCGATTGATGGATTGTACTCGATATCAGCACCAGACTTGATGATTACAGTTTTCGTATTTCCGCCAACTACAATCGCTATTACACTTTCGCCAATACTTTGGTATTCAGAATTAATAGTGTTGTAAGTAGAGTTAAAGCTGTCTACCTGCTGACACTTACTTACAAGAACATTTATTAAGGCATCGTAGTTAGGCAAAGAATCTCTATAATCGTAGTTCTGATACAGCGTTGTGTACAGAATTAATATATCTCTTTGTCTAAATTTAAGCTCATTATAAATATCAGAATATAGGTATAAAAAGTTGTCCTGTATTCTATCAGATATAATTAATATCGCTCTTTGCGCTCTTAGAAGCTGTTCTTGTATGTATTCTGGTGTAAGCATTACAATACTTGATTATTTATAACATTTTGACCTCTATCTAATGCTTTTTGCGCCGCTACCAGAGAACCATACAAAACGGAAACCTGTGAATTTATCTGCTCAATTACAATATCAATTGAGCTTAACTGCGCCTGAACATCCGCAATCCCTACTAAATCGGTAGACAAAAATCTTGAAGCTTGAATATTATACAGGCCTTGCTCTAAATATCTATTTAAAGCTACTTGTCTTGTTATTGTATATACTGATGCAGGGTCTATTGCAGTAGGTACTAAAGTCATAGATATAGTTAAAGCCATATCATGAGTTAATCCTGTTAATGAAATTACTCCTGTTGGGTAATTAACAAAACTAAATGGTATTGGATTAGCATATCCTGCCAATGGGTTATTTTGTGAATCTAAAACAGTTAGTGTCCTACTAATGTATGTTTCACTACCCTCATTTTCAGTAGTATCTGTAACTGTAAATGAAGCAGGACTTGCCGCTTGGCTAACCGTAATGCTCGCTGTAATCGCCATGATTTATCCTCCTTATGCTGGTATTGTGTTTACTGCTACTTGTGCTTCTGCATTGTAGATTGCCTTTCCATCAGGAATTTCTGCAAAACCAACTAATGTATCACCATCAGCTGCACTTGCAGGAAGTTTATCCAACGTCAAGGTAAATACAGGCTTGCCACCAACAGAAGTGATAGCAACTGTTGCTACTGCGGTAGAATCGCCACCAATCATCCATGCAGAACGAGTAGTATTGTAGATTTCAATGTTTGAAGGCGTAACATCTGCGTTCGTTAAGTTTGAAACTGCAACCTTTTTTGTTGATGCAGTAAAGGCAGTAGATATACTATTGCCTACTCCGAATTGTACTTTCATATTTGTATGATTTTGTTAAACAAATATAAGAGTTGAATTTGAAGTATTTTTAGTCTTTGACTGCGCCTAACTCTTCTGGATTATCTTTATAATCCTTTTTCATTTTATCGGTAGCATATCTCTTAGCTTCACTCATTAAAAGCTTTTTAATCGCTGATTCGCTATCTTTTATAGTTCCTGCTTCAATTAATCTTTCTACTTTTTTCTCAAAAGAACGACTTTCTTCATTTTCGTCTATATACTCTTGGATATAATCTTTTCTTTCGGCTACCTTGCTTGGAGTTAGCTTATATGTAACATTGTTTATTTCCAACGTAAGCGTTTCTGGGATTACATTTGTAATTTGCTCTTTAGCAAAAGAAGTAGCATTTGATTTTAGCTTAGTAACTTCTTTATCTAAATTCTCCTCACTTAGTTTATTTAAATTATTTTTATCTTCTTTTATTCTAGCAATAATATATTCAGACCATATTTTTTCATACTTATCAGATTGTTCTTTAGTCATCTTTACTTGACTATCAGTTTCTAAATTATATATCTCTTGATTAACATCTCCTTGGATATTTAATTTTTTATTTTTTAAGAACAACTGCACATCTTTATCTTTTACATAGTTATTCACTCTTGCTCTACGTATATCCTTGCTGTATTCTTGATAACCTAAACCAGATACCCCGATAGGCAAAATAAATAAAGCATCTATCGGAGAACCCTCTTTAAATGCTGCAAAAATATCATCTGCGTACATGGGATATATCTTTATTATCTCATAAGGGTCAAATGCTTCGCCTATCGAATTTTTACCACTAAATGCACTATAAAGATATGAAGTGTTTGGAGCAAGCTTATTTCTCCAGAATGAGCCAACAGATTTTTTAGCAAATTCAGCATAACTATTAGCATCTTTTTCGCTAACCGTTGGGTCAAATCTATTATACGCTGCATGAACCAATCTAAGGAATGTTCTTATGTAAACACCTTGGCCTGCGGTTAAATCTATTACTCTTTTACCTATTCTTACTTTCATAAAATCAGGTTCATCATAGTCAAGACTAACGGTAGCCCCAAGTAATGCAGCCACAGCGGTTGTAACAATTATTTGAGATGCTACGTACCCAGCCATATCTTTGAGTGCTTCAACCCTTACGGTTTTATCAACACTTGGATTTAAATAGTAAAATGGGTTTAATTTTCTAAAGGTAGATGAATAAAGCCTTGCGCCATAAAAAACAGTTCCCAAGGTTTCTTTAATCATGCTGCCCTCTTTACTTGGCTGCTTGTCAGACAAAATCGGTAATTTACCCCTACCTGTATCTGTCATTACCCTTGCGGCCGCCTGCTCATACGCTTCTTTTGAGTTTTCTCTTGTTTTGCCTTGAGATAATAAAAATCTTACTTGACGCTGATACAATAAAAATCTTGCATAATTTGTCCAAGCCGCAGCTGCTCTTGCGGAAATCTTTATACCTGCTCCTAAAATTGGTATTCGCTGAACAAAACCTTTAACTGGGTGGCTTTCATCTCTTAGCTCTATATTATTGCTACCTAAATCAGTATAAACAATACCATCGTCTTTGCTTCTTAAAAAATCAGGGTTTTTTTCAATATCATACATTAATCTATTATATCTCTTTTCAGAGAACATAGTATTTAGCATTTTATTGTAAGCATCAACACCTATGTTTATTGTTCTTGGATTAAGCATAATTGAAACACCTTGTCTAAGAGGTATAGAAATATCAATAGACGTTTGGACAACCCTTTTTATTTCGGCTAATTCCCTTAATACAAGCAATCTTTTCCTCCAAGGGCTTAATGCTTCATATTCTTTTTTATCTCTACGTATTCTAGTTTCCTCTTTAAACTTTATGTATTCATCTTTTAACTTTAATGTTTCATCATCAAGAATTATTGGTATTGGTGCTTCTATAACATCAAATTCACCATTCTCAATTTCTTTCTTTAAATCATTTATTTTGTTCTTATAGAATGTTTGTCTTGCTTGTAACTTTGATGGGTATGTTAAATCTGGATTACGCTTTTTTATTTCCAAAATAGCTTTTTCTAAAGCTTCAACTTTTTCGCTTTTTACCCTTTTTTGAACAAGATTCTTGGTTTCTAAAATACCCTTTTCTAATTGCTCAACTTTAATTTCTAATTTCGCCTGCATTTCTAAATCGCGAATTTCTGCAAGTTTTGCATTTTTTGTTTTTCGCGTATTAGGGTATTGCCCTGCAAGCATCATCTTTACATCAAGCTCGGTTAGTTCAGGTATATCGTTTATAAATTCATCTCTAATCCCTTTTACAATTTCTTTAAGTTCGTATATGCCTTCATCTGCGTAACTTTGAAGCATTTTTTTAGCAAATGGGGCTAATGCGATTAGCTCTCTTTGATAAGGAACTATGACTGCACTATACGAGTTTCTTATTTTTCTTAATTCTTCCCTAGCATCAGAAACATATTGTTGTCTTTTTTGTTTAAAATCTCCTTTTACTTCTTTTCTTTTGATTATTTTAGATTGTAATTTTTTGTTTAGAGCCTCTTCAATAGTATTTTTTTCTAGCTCCTCATATTTTTCTAATGATTTTTTAGCCTTGTTGTATTTTTCAGTAAGGTCTTTAATTTCATCTTCTGAAAGGTCTGCATATCTGTTTTCTTCATCAAGATAGGAAGCTAAATTATCTTCAACCGCAATCAACCCATCAAATGCTTGCACAGTTCTTCCTGCACTAGTCTTCAAGATATCTAAGGCACTCATTAAGTCCTTTCGTTCTTGAAGCAATTCTGGAGTTGGGTTATTGTTTATACGAGCAGTAAGAGAGATAAAATACCTTCTTAGCAACTCTATTTCAACATCTGATGCTTTAGGGTCTTTATTTATTCTTTTTATAAGTTTTGGCACACTATACCCCTCTTCTAGTAACCTTGTGGCTTCTTCTTCTAACGCCGCCCTGCTTTTTACTTCATACTGATATTGCTCTTCACCAAGCTCTTCACGCTGTCTTTGGGCTTCTTTTTTAGTAATCCCCATTACACCAAACTCTTCCTTATTTTTTTCAGCCTGTATCTTTTCAGCTTCAGGTATGAAGTCAGCTAAAGTTTTCTTCCCTTTATCATTTGCTTCATTCCAAGCATCTCTTACCTCTTGTGTTACAGATTCGCCAATACTTTTTGCAAACTCGTCTATATTTGGCTTTATATTAGCTAAACCTGATTGAACAATCTGTTTAATGTAAGCCTTGGCTACACCAACCAATGCCTTGTGGTATTCAAATAAAGCTTTTGCGTTTTGTTCAGGGTCAGAATAAATACCTAAGTTTTTATTCAACTTGCTTAATGCTGCACTTGCTTCTTTTAACTTTTCTTTTGCTTGGGTTAGCTCATTCTTGAATAATGGAATACCTTCCTTAACTGCTTGTTTAAGTTCAGGAGTTATGTCTATTGAGTATTGGGTTCTAGCTCCTGCCTCGCCCTCTGTTTCGCCTGTATAAATTACTTTAATATTCTTTAAATCATATCCTAACTCCTTCGCTACCTGATTAGGGGTTTTATAGTTTTCTGGCATTTTTTTGGATTCGTTACCATCTTTATCTATAAGTGTAAACTCACCATCAAAACTTCCTAAAAATTTATTGGTTTTATTATCCCACATCCTAAAACCGCTACGCTGAGTAGCAAGGTCAATAACCTTCGGCTCTTGCTTAAACAAAGTCTTAGCTACGTTACCTACAATACCTAAGCTACCTTCTGATGGAGAACCGTAGAACCCTTTCATGCCTTTACCACCAACTTTTAAATCCGCCCCTTGAAGTGTTATATTTTCTCCTTTGGGTGTAGAAAGTATTTTATCGGCATAATCTTTACCAATTACGTTATCTAATCTTTGACCCTTGTAGTTCCCTTCTCTTATAATTCCGTTTTCTACTTCCAAATTCTCGGTTGTACCATTTGATAGTTTAATATCTACAAAAAACAATCCATCAACATCTTCTACCGCTTCTACATCAATTTTATCTACTTGCTTTGATAAATCATACCTATTATTCTGCTGCTCTCCAGTTGTCCACGCAAGTTTATCAGCACCTTGTGCTACTGCTTCTTTTAATGCAGTCTTTAAGCCTAACTTAGTCCATGCGTTTGTGTCTGTTACGAAAGGGGCAGATGGTGTTTTTTGCCCTCTACCTTCTCCTTTTGCCTCTATAAGTGCAAGTTCAAGCGGTTTTATTTCTTGTTGGTAAATATCTCCTCTTTTTAAAAAATCAGCTTCTTTTGATTGTTTTTCTTTTGCTTCTTTTATTTTATTTTCAATTTCTTTAATTTTTTCAGATTGACTAACTTCAAAACCTTCTTTCTTCCCTTGCTGCCCCCAATCTGATTGCACCTCCTCTAAGAATAAAACCTTATTGCCATCTACATCAGTACGAGTATTCATTCTTAGGTGAACAAGGATATTTAATTCGTCAAAGTGGGATGATTGGAAAGAAGGTTTATTAGCAATTTCTTTATCTCTTAAATCTTCATATTCTTTTTGAAGTTTAGTCCTCTCCAAATAAGATAAATCGTAAAACTGTTCTTCATTATACCCTTTAGATTTAATAAAATCCCATCTATTAGGCGTTTTTGTCTTTTTAGGCAAAGTAACCAACACCTCTTTGTAGTTCTCTTTCTCTCCTTCTAATTGGTATTGCGAGAATTTAGTTCCACGTTCTTCAAATTTATCACTTCTTAATTCATTCATTAATTGAATTAATGCAGGGGCTTTTACCTCTATAAATTCACCTGTTTCTACAATTTTATATCCATACTTATCTTTTGAGCCATAATATCTCATAGGAGTTGTTCCGTTAGGCTTACTCTTATTTAATATTTCATCTATTTCATCATTGCTTCTTCTATGCTGCTGCTTCACAACTTCAACAACCTCAATGCGATTGTTCTTCATGTAGTCAAGCAATTCTTTTCTGCTGATAGGTCGGTCTGCGTTACTTTCCAAGAAGTCTTTTACTCCTGTGTAATTTAACTCATCGCCCTCCGTAACGCCACTCAATACCTTCATCCAACCCTTACCTGTGGCTTTGTCGGTCTTAGCTTCCGCAATACCCTTTTCTAATGGAGAATAAAACCCATTAACAAGTTCTACCGTAGCTTTATCTTCTAATGGTTGAACAATTAAGTCTTCGCCATTTACCTCAATTCCGCGCAGTCCTAACTCGCTAATAACCCTATCGTTGTACGCTTTCTTATTCCAAGCACCTCTGTTGTTCTTCTGAATGTAGTTTAATCCTCTCTTGATTGCATCCGCTACTGCTACGCCTGCTTCAATAGCTATTGCTACTGTTTCTATCGCTCCGTTCCAGACTGCAATAGGAAGGCCTAAAGTAGCGTCAAACGCTTTACCTTTACTATCTATCTTTGCCCCACGAATTGCAGCTGCCATTTCTTTGGCTTTTGCAAATTTTTCTTTAGCAATTTCTAATTCGGTTTTACCCTTTTTTGATATTTGCTTTTTCTGATACTCGTATTTTTCCAACGGAGTTTCAAGTTCGCCAAATCCTGCTTCTTCAAATTCTTTTTGTCTAGCTATATCCTCTTCTGTAACACCTATCTCTTCTAGTCGCTCTTTGGCAACAAACGCTTTCCGTTCTGATTCACGACCCTTATTGACCGTTTCAAACCCTTTCTTAGCAACAGATTTAGGAATAGTCATTTTACCTGTTAAATCAGAATATCTTTCAAGCAACGCTTGCTCTACATTAGACCTAGATTTCTTTTTAAAGCCATCTAAGTCTTTATATTCTAATATAACATCTATAAAATCGCTTGGTTCAACAGACATGCCTAATTGGTCTTGAAGCTCTTCAGCTTGCACATCCAGTCCTGATGCCTTCTTATTTGTAGAATCAATATATTTTTTACGAAGCTCTGGAGTTAAGTTATTTAAGTCGTTATATTCTGCCCAATCTTTTTCTCTAATCTTACCAATATACTGCATGATTTGATAATCCTTAAAATTAGTATCTTCGGCAGTAGGCAAACTAAAGTACTTTGCAGCAATTACATTCGGGTCTGTTTCTTTTGAAATAGCATAAATTTCAGCATCCTCTTCGCTATCAAACTCGGTTCTCTCAACCTGTTCAGCCATCTTTTTGAATTTGCTGTTATCAACAATGCCATCTTGAACCATTTGGTCAAGAAGTCCATCATGTAACATAGACGCATACTCTTCAAAAGAGTATTTTTTACCTTCAAACGTAATTATACAAGGACTTGCCATAAATTATTATGCGAATAGCTTTTTCTCTAAAAGTAATAGGTTCATTTTGTCTTTAGGGTTTACACCCTCTAGCATGTTTAGCTTGTCAGAATATTCTGCTACTGCTAAACGCTGGATTGTTCTATAATGTTGCAAGAAATCAAAGGTACATAAATCTCCTGTTTTAAAGACTTTCATACTTGTATCTTCGTATTCCTCATACAACTTGTATTCAATCACATAGGCCTTATCTAATGCGGCCACAAGGTCTGTAAATTCAGATGAAGGGGTTTCAATCTTGGGTAGATTAACTATTACGTTCCAATCTACAAGATATTTCTCAATACCTGCTGCATGTTTGAACTCTTCCTCGCTTTCGTGTGCGAAAAACTCTGCTGCCTTAAAATAGCCAACCCCTTGACACCAATTACTAATTGAACGATACAAATAAGCCGCATCAAATTCATCTTTAAGTCTTGGTAACAATAGCTTTACTATTTCTTCTGGTAGTTTAATAGGTTTTTTCATATTATTTATGGGCAATTACCCTTTTTTGTTATTAATCCCTTTTCTTCTAATTGCTTACTGATATCTTTCCAGTTGTCATCAATGTATTTTATTGATGGATTTTGCTCTAAGAATGTCTTTCTTTTAGCCGACAAAGTGCGTTTTTTTGAAGAACCTTCCGTACCACTAATATCGTAGAATAAATCGACTGCTTTTTTAAATGCTAGTCTTGTTGCAACTCTTGGCTTTGGTAATGGTTTTGCTTTTGCAGGTGCTTCTTTCTTAGGCAATAAAGGAGTAATAAGCTTATCGTACCTATCGTATATCTCGTCAAACTTCTTTAAGTCTTTAGCGTCTGTAATCTTAGTTCTATCTACTTTGCCATCCGTTAAATACTGCTCTGCTTTAGGTAAAGCTGTCTTTAGTTCAGCTTGTTCGTCTGCTCTTAGTTGTTCTACTTGTTGTACAGGGGTTACTTCTTCTGCCTTGACACCTTCTTCGGTAACGCCTTTAGGTTTTGCTTCGGGTTCTCCTTGCTCCACTTCTTCGCCAACTTTGGCTCTTGACTGTACAGGTACTTGACCTGCTGCTTGCTTTTGAATGGCATCTTGTGTTGGTTTAGGTGTTAATAAATCTTCTACTGCTTTTACTAATTCAGGGTTGCTGCCATCTGCTTTTGCTTTGTGGTAGGCTTCTGAGATGTCTTGAACTTGTATATCAACATTTGAGCCTAATGTACTATTGAAAAAATCAAGATTATTGTTAATAAGTCCAAAGTAATCTTCATTACTTAAACTATCCAACGCCTTAATCGTACTCTCTACATCTTTTAAAGCATCTACGGTAGGTTCTTGTGTTGGTTTAGTTTGTTGTTCTAATGCAGCTAGTTCTTCTTCTATTGCATTTCTTTCGTCTACAAGAGATGAAGACTTATTAATTATTTCGTTTAGCTTTATCTCGTTTTCTGATTGTGGTTGGCCTACTCTTCTATCTTCATTATTTACAATCTCAACTAATCTGTTTTGCTCTGGAACAAGCAAATCAATTTCTTCTTGCAAAGAATCTATTTCAGCTTTCTTAGTTTCTATATCTTCCGATACAACTTCTTCAGGCTTACCTATTTCAGCTTCTTCAGGAACAGGAATTATATTCTCTGCTCTCTTGTTTAAGTCCTTCTGCTCTTGCTCCCATGTAGCTTGGTCTATCTCTTCTGCTTGAAACTTTCTATTGGATTCCCTAACTTCTTCTCCTATTGATTCTTCTGTATCAAAGGTTGGTTGAGGAACATCAGGAACTTTTTTCAAAATTTCATCTATCTCTTTTTCAATAGCTTCTTTTTGAAATCCTAAAATAGTTTTTGTACTTTCAGATATATCAGAATTTTCAATTGCGGATTCTACTTTGTCGAGTCTTGAATTTAATTCACTAATCTGTATTTTTTGATTATCTTCTAAATTTTCTGTTTCTTTCCTATCAACATTTACTAAATCATCTATTTTTTCATTAGTATTTTCTAATACTTCAAGAATAGCTTCCTTAGCATCTGGCTCAATATTATCATTTGCCAAATCTTGCAGCGCTTCCGTTTTTTGCTGCTCTAATTCATTACCCTTTACTTTGTTTTTAGGGTTAATAAGTCTTTTAGCTAATCTAACACCACCAGAAACGGCAGCAGTACCTGCAAAACCTTTTGCGTAAGCCTCTAGACCTTGAACAGAAGCCATTTTATCTGCAGCGGCTATCGCAGCATCTTCTACGCTAAGTCCGTTTGCCAAGGCTAAATTAGCTTCATCTAGACCTACTTGAACCCATTCTGTTAAACCCTCTTTATTCCATTCTGTTCCTAAGAGCAAGGCTTTCTTAAATCCACTTCCCGTAAGTTTCTTGCTTATGGCTTTTGTAAATCCCTTCAAACCAATCTTTTCCATGGAATACGCAACACCGCCTATTGCAGCAGGAACTCCAAAATCAGCATCTCCACTTTTGTATAAATCCTCTGTTGAAACACCCTTTGCTTTTGCTTTTGCAGTATTGTAGTCATAAAGTCCGCCACCAACCATTTCGGTAACTAGTAACGAACCACCAGATAAAGCACTAGGAATTATTGTTGAAACTAACCCCCCAGCAGCATCAACAACGCCAGCCGCTAAACCTGGTATATTAAAGTTTTGTGCATTCTCAACAATCCCAGCAGTAGGCTTTGTTTGTGTACCTAAATAATCTAATGACTGAAGCGATTCGTTTCGTATTTGTTCTGGCGTTCTTCCTGTAACAATATCAAATCCATCGCTAGAGAACTCTATTCTAGGTAAAGAAGTCAATTTGCCTGTCAAATCTTTCCCTAAAACTTTTTCAAATACATCGACAGATGTAAGACTTAATCTAGGCAATACTCCCTTTAGTGAATTAGCCACATTGTAAACAGTATTCTTAATACTTTCTAAATTGCTTAATGGCTTTTCCGCTTTTGGTAAAGCTGGCTGCTTCTGAACAGGTGGTTTATAGTCCTTTACTTGTTCTTTGTAAAGCTCTTGCCCGGATTGAGTTAAAAAACTAGGCGTACTAGTATCGACTTGGGTTTGGAAAGGCAGAGAACCAGTCTTTGAAGGCTTCGTACCAGTCGGAGCAACGGGTTGAACAGGATTTTTTTTTTCAACGGGTTGATTTCCAAGATATTTATCTGGGTCAAAACCAGATGGTTTTGCATCGCTTTTTAAATATTTATCTGGGTCAAATTTTGGCATAACTTTATTTTATATTTTTTTATCTGCTTTTAATTTATCTTTTATTGCCTTAGCTCTTGGGTCTTTCGGATTTGAATTGGCCCAATTTAAAGCAGCAGAGTCTTCTACACTCATTTCTGAACCTTTATTTGGCTTAGTTACTTTACCGCCTTTACTTTTAACGTATTCCTCTGCCGATAGTCGACTCCCCTTAGCCATTTTAGCTAACTGTGTGTAGGTATAGGTTTTCCCATCTATTTCATATTTAGTATTGCTAAATTCTTTAGATAAATCTTTTATTTCTTTTATTATTTCATCTGTCATCTCAACACCTCTGGCAACATTTTTTTCTTTAATTAATTTAAATATTGCATCTTCTTCACTATTGTTACCTCTTGGGGCAGGGGCTTCCACTTTAGCTTTTGGTTGCATACTAGAAGCAGCCCATTCATCTTCAACAGCCTTTATTACTTTTTTATAGTATTTGTCACCACGAATATCGGCTGGCAAATTAGATGGATTAATAACATACTCATTGTCATCTTCATCCATTATTGTTGCTCTTAATTGTGTTTTTCCGCCCTTTACTATATTGTAACCAATACCAGTCAATTTATATGTACCGGCTTCTAATCCCCTATTTATCCCTTTGTCAATATCAAATGCAGTATCTACTTGCGACATTGCAAACGCAGTAGGATTAACAGCTGAATACACAGGGAACTCGGAAGTTACCATACTACCCCCTAGTTTTTGAGTAGTGCCATCTTCATTAAGAATAGGCTTCCCTGTACTTTTATATATCAATGGTAATTTTTTACCTATAAAATTCTTTGGCCTTACAACAATCTCTGCATTAATACCAGCTCCGCCACCAGCTGCTTCAGATTCCCTTAATGCAAGACTTCTTCTTTGATATTCAGACATCCCCGGCACAAATTTCTCTTCGCTATAATCTATTGCAGGATTTTTACTTACCCAATCAGGTATAACGATAGCCTTAAACTGGTCATCTGGCAAATCTTCATATTGTTTATACATCTGGCGTAATCCTGCTCTTAATTTGGGACTTACATCAAATGATAAAGAGGTTGCAAAAATTTGCTCCTTTGGAGTAACGCTCTTGGTGCTTGATACAAAAGTTCCAGCATCATTGCCTAATTTACCAGCTCTTTGAACAAATGATGGTTTAACTGCATCTAATAAAGATTTTTTTATTTTGTCAAGTTCAGACATTGTAGAAGAAGCATCAATCTGCTGTTCTAAAGTAGATAAATCCCTTACATATCTAGGGTCTTTGCGTGATAATGATTTTGATAATTGAAATTGCTCTACCGCTTCAGGCTTATACCTATCCCTAATATTAGGATTCATAAACATTTTGGCTGCCGCATCTTCTCCTTTTGCCAACTCTCTACTATCAGCACCTACCGCAGCAGTATTAAGCATGCTTTCATCAAACTCTCTTTTAAGTCTTATTTTTTCAGAAGGATTTCTTGTAGCATTTAATTTATTAAATATATCTTTTGATTTGTTGTAAGATTCTAAAAATTCAGGCATATCCCCTTGCCTAACACCTTCAACTTTTACTTTCGACAAATCATCTTGCAAAGCCTTTTGTTCGGCTGCAAGTCTTGCTTGTTGCTGCGCTAAAGTCTTGGCATAGACATCTACTGCTTTTTGCGTTTGGTTATATACCTGCGCCTGACCTGCTATATTCGCTCCCTCTAATGCCATTATGAATTAAATTTTGAACCAAGTGTTGGCATGCCTTTACCTCTAAGATATCGTGCTGGGTTAAAATTAGCGTTATATGTAGGATTAGGTTTCGGAGTATCTTCATCGCCAGAATTTCCGTACATATACATTTGTCCTACTTGCGAAAGCTCACTAAGACCACCCATAACATTTTGTCTACCAGCACCCATTAAAGCACTTGCAGCTGCTGCATTCTCTTGGTATTTACCAAACTTATCCCACTGCTGTTTTGCTAGTTGTTGCTGTCCTAACTGACTACGATACCCCATTGCAGCATTCTCGTTAGACATTCTTGCTTGCGCATCAGCTACATCTAAATTCATTGTAGCATCATTACCTGCCCTTACCATTCCTGCAAGACCTCTAGGATTACCCATTCTACCAAATTGGCGCAATGCACCTGCTTGATTTCTTTGAAAATTCTGTTGAGCTTGATTGTATTGTTGTTGAGGAAGTCCTACTCGTGCCCTATTTTCAGCTAACGCTAAATTTTTTGTAAATGATTCTGGTATTGCATAATCAGGCCTAACATTTTTCTTTGCTAGTTTCCTACCCTTTGCCCCTTGGAATATACCTTGGATGCCCTTTATAACTGATGGTATTGCTGATATACCTGCTGCTACTACTGCTGCTGGAATTGCCATAATTTTATTGTTTTAACAAATATAAGGTTAAATAATCTATTTTTTAATTCGGTACTTTTTATAAATTCCCTCTTCCTTCATTAAAGTATGGCAAGCCTTTATATTTATTGCATAAAACTTCTTTTCGGAAATTCCATAAAATTTTATAAATTCATCTACATTGCATATTAAAGGTCTTTTGTCATAAACCTTGCACTTCCCATCATCATTAAGCATCTCGCACTTGCCTGTTTTATCCCATGAATAAGGGAATGCCAATTCAGGATTTTCATCTATAATGTCTTTTGCTCTATCTATATGCCTGCAACATGCTCCGCACCCAGTGCATGGGAAACTCATTAACGAACTCCAATAAGCGATTTCTCGGAATGAACCGCAACAGAGAACAGTCTTAATTTTGTCGATTCGGTAGACACAATTTCCATTAGTAAATAATTACCCTTTAAAACATTTCCGTTTAAGATTTCACCTACGCTATTTTTATCCCTTAGAAATGATGCGCTATACACGCCTTCTACGGAGTTTATTGTTACAGTTGTTGAACCATCAACAAGGGTTGCTTTAGTGAAGTCAGAGGCCACCAAATCACTTATCTGACCAAGACTAGTTTCTATACCATCTTCGGTAGTAACCATAAGCATATTGCTTTGCACAGACATACTTTCAAACGTACTTACAAACGCTGCCTGCTGATTGAATGGCAGATTTACTATTGTATCATATTGAACACCGTAAAAATTGTTTCTGCTTTCAGAATTGTTTTGGTGTAGATAAAGTTGGCCATTTTTAAATGTGTACAAATTTATAAACAAACCAAATCCACAATCAGGGTTATAAGTGTAGAAAGAACTCCACTTGTTATTCTCTTCACTATAAACAATGTTGTTACGCTGTTTTTCGGTTGTTACAACTGCTGTATTTCTAATGTTAAATATTTCTACCGTACAATCAGTATTTGAAAACATTCTAAACCTTGGAGAAGTGCCTGTGCATGTCAAGGTTTCAATAAAAAATCCACTAGCTATTCGTTGCGCTCCTGCTGTATCACCCATAAATGCTTGCGTATAAAGAACGCTTGCGCTCCCAGTAATGGTTGCTATTCTATAAGTTATTTCATAGGTTTTGCCAGCCTCAACAGCAAAGCCATTAAGGTAAATACTACCTGCGTTACATACTTCGTGAGTAGCTACACTACTACTAAAAGACCAGCCAGTAGTAACGGATTGCGTTACTAAGCTTACATTTAATGGCGTGTTTTCTAATGTTGTAAATCCCATATTCAAATATAACCTATAATTTTAATCTTATTGATATTTAATATTATGCTGTTACTAATGCAATTGCATTTGTTGCTCTTGTGTAAGTAAATGTTAGTATAACTGCACCTACACTTATACCCACCGTTCCATCTCCTCCACCAATAACTTCTGCTGACCATGATGACGCTGGTGGCCCCCCAGAAGGTATTGTTGTCGGTATGTATGTACCCGGCTCTCCAGTCATTGTCATTGACGTATCTGCAAACTCTCTTTGCCATAGACCAGTTTTTGTTCCTGCCGTAGCTGACCGCCCTCTGATTTTAAATACAAATGTAGGTATAGCTACATCATCTGGGTATTGAGCAATTAGTTTACCTATATTGAACAAGAATCTTCTTTTTAATGTAGTCTGGTCTATATTATCTGATGCTAATATGTATGCCGATGGGGCTGGGTCTGTTTCTAAGTAGAAGTTTAATCCATCTCTTGCTGCAATAACATTTGATTCTGAAACCCCAGCTGTGTCAATATAAGCACAAACATCTAATGTAGCATCATTAAACATATCTACTGAAATTATCGCATTAATAGTATCAACCAAACACGTTGCATTTGTATTTGCATAGTCCTGACCGTTTGCTAGTATATCTGCTTCCGCTTGATTGTCAGCATCTAATTGCGATATTAAAGAGGTATATGTGTCTGCTGGTACAGTATATGTTACATAAGTACCACTAGAGCCTTCTGTACAGTCATCTTTTTGAAATGATTCACTAATTTCAATGTTGCTATAAACCGCGTCTGGAGTATTGATATAACTAATATTGTAAGAAGTTTTAGGTATTGCATTAAACTCTCCAGACATTCCATTTACTACTGTAATGGTTGTATTGTAAGCTCCTCCTAGTGGAACATTTGTTAATGTGAAGTCAAGGTCATAAATGGAGTTATTGTTAATAACCAACTTGCCTGTATTAGCATCATCTAACCAATTGAATCCATTGTTGTTCTGTGGTTGAGAAAACTGCGCTGTGTACAGTACAAATTCGGCATCGGTATTGTCAATAAATCTAAAGTCTACAACAGGGAAAGAGCTATTTGTTGTTAATGGTGCAGACGATGAATTGTCCATACTAAACAACGATGCTATATAATCGGTAGAATCACTATTAGATAATGCAACAGCATCATACACAACTCCGCCAACGGCAGTAAAGCTATAACTAGCTAAATCTGGTTCTAATGGGTCAGTCTTTAGTCCACTATTGTAAATCTCTGTACTATCTGCTTCAATAACAAGTGAAGCACTAGAACCTGTTGGCCAAGGATATCCTGTGACGCTATGAGCTATTGCAATTGTTACCGAATCCCCTTCAAATACTGGAGATATGACTCCTGTACTTGTAGCAAAAATATTGCCTATGTTGATTCCATTAACAACTGGAACAAGTATTAAATCTACATGAGGGTCTGCATCTTTAGTTAGTGAGTAGTTTACTGTAACTGGTAAAGCCTCTCTAGTTAATATAGAGTAAGTATCAGAATATGTTCCTACCGTTAATGTAGTTCCAACTGAAGTATCGTAAGACGCTGATGATGTTCTTCTAACTTGTGCAGTTTGGCTATTGGTTATAGTCCCTGCTGTTGAAACCCAAGTTCCACCATTTATTCTATATTCTCCACCAACAATTGAAATATCTACCAATCCTGTAATTCCTGTTATTGTAACAATGTTTGAGCTGTACATCGTACTAATTTCAGCTTCGGTTACATCGGTAAATACAAATGCAGTCGGAGTTTCATCCTTAGTTGTTACACTAAATGTAGAAGACACAGAACCCACTGTAAGCGTTGTAGATAAAGTAGTGTTCTCTATTGCAGACGATGTTAATCGAACTGAAACATTTGAGTCTGGATTTACAAATCCCGATGTGTTTGTCCACGCTTCTTCGTTGATACGATACTGTCCGCTTCCAGAAATACTTATTGGAGCAGGTATATTATTACCTATAATCAATACAGGATTGGATTCGTATAATGTGCTGTAATTCGCACCCATAATAGTATTCAAATCAAATAGATTAGGGTTTGAGTTACCCTCTTCAATCGTAAGACATACTTTTTTTGTTGTAGCAGAACCACCACTTGGCGTAAAGGTAAACGTAAAGTTGTCTGCTCCTGTTTCACCAAAATCTGGAGTGTAAGTAGCTATGCCTGTTGTAGAATTATACACAGCAACTCCTTTAGTTCCGTTTGTAACAAGAGATATGCCAGACGCAGGTATTACATAAGTATCGTCTAACTGCCAGCTAACTGTATTAAAAGGTATAGAAACTAAAACATCCCCTGACGTTTCATTGGTAAGTAAATACTCATTATAAAATATATCGTAGTACCCTATAATCTTTTTACCAGATTCATATACTTCCTGCAATGTCTTTTTAAAGTACTTACTCATTTTGCCAGAAATAGTATCTACGCCATCAAGCCCTGCTCGAATAGGTTCGCTTCTAAAAGGGTCTACAAAGTAAATATTGTTATTCCATTCAGCGTAGCTTTCTTTTGCGTTGCCCATACCAATATTCTTGCCATTGTAACGAACAAAGTTAAAAAGCCTGACAGATATAGCATATTGCGCTGTTGCTTGCTGGTCTTCTAAAACCGATTGAAAAACAGGAACATATCCTACCTTTAACTCTTGAAGTACAACCAATACGTTGTTTCTTTGGCGTATTTTTCTTATCCAGCCGTAGTTTGATGAGGTTTCACCATCACCATCTCCATAAATATTTTCAGGGTAAAACTTTACAAGCCCATTTACTATTGAACCTCTTTGAAAAACATCTGAATATCTAATACTCCCTCTTCTTTCTATTCTACCTAATTCATCGTTATATGTTCTTGGCTTTCCGTAAGAATAAAATTCGCTTGCGTAAAAGTCACTGAAGTTAAAATCTTCAACTACAATAAGGTCTGTTTGGGTTAAATCTACGGCATTAGCCATCTGTCTAGTTTTTATATAGACATCTCCTGTTTTTATTGTTCCAGAAGTTACGCTATGCGCCCCATCAATAATTGGGTAAGACAACCCTATTTCATAAAATAATTGCTCCGCATATTCCTGCTGACCGTTTACGGTAGTTACTCGTTTTTTAGGTGTATAGATTTCAAGAAGTGCATTATTGTTGCCTAAAACAAGAGGGTCTACATCGGCAGGCTTTTGAACCTTTAAATAATAATTAGTAACAGGAGGTTCATCAGTAGTTACGTCTATTGTAAAATCTACAACCTCAACATCAATTTTATTAAACCAATTTTTAACTGTTGTATCATCTCCTATATTGTAATAAACAAAAGTACATCTATCGCCTGGGCTATACTCATAGTTTAAAACACTTGACGAATTTTTCTCATTGAATTTTAATAATGAGTTTATATTAAATGTAAAATAATTCGCATCAGTTCTTGTATAATCTATTTCTCCTTGAACCCACAATGTTGTTTGGTGTGTGGTATTTTTAGACAAACCCCACCCATAATACGCTGCATCGGCAGGAGGGTTATGGTTTATTTGCCAAGTAATCATAGAAGCAAGTCCTTCTATTTGTGAGTAAGAAGGTGTTTTTATAATATACCTATCATCAGTACATATAGGGAAGTATCTTCCCCATCTGTCCTTATACCACAAAAATGCTTGATAACTTGAATTTGATTTTAAGGTAGGCCTGCTTACTAATTCACCAGTTCCTGCCCCAAACAACTCAACACTTACGGATAATGTTTGTTCTTTTTTACCACTAGGCGTTTCATTAGAACGTCTTGTAGAATAAGTTAATATAACCTCATCTCCAGAAACACTAACGGAAAATGGGAACAGCAATGATACACCAAAAGATGTAACAGCAGCTAATGTATTATTATTTTCAGTATCTTTAACTGTATATATATAATCAGAACCTGGGTATAGATTGCCATCTAAATCCGATACAACAATTTTAAATTTATCCCCAGTTTTAGCTACCCCTCTATAATAAACCGTAGTTCTTCTAAAATTAGGTTTAAATATGCTATCATTGACTACTACCTGAACCCAATTAGCTACCCTTAAAGCTCCTAAAGGATTTTCTGGCACTTTAGCTACATTTGGATTATAAGTAACCGATTCAATCAAAACATCTGTTTCTGGTCTTGGATAGCCTTCTGTAAGTCCACCTAATGCTAAAAGATTTCCATTAACATTTTCTAATGTTTCGCACTTTAAAGGAACAAAATCATAAGGTATATCCGTTATTAAGGGGTCTTCATTTATATAAAGTCCATCATTGTAAAAACAAAAACTGTATATATTTGTTACAGGGTCGTAAACTTCACGAATTTCACCCTCAAAACTTATAACTAAATTTGGTAAAGCTAATATTGCAGCCCTTGTTATGCTTTTTATTGAGAAAAAATCTTGATTCCCTATTCTTGCAATAACATTTAAAGACTTAGCTCTATTCGTTCCAATATTTACATGAACAATAAGCACGTTATTTTTTGTAACAACTGAACCTACCGCTTGCGTATCTTCATCTTCTGGAACTTCTCTTTTACTTATAATTGAGAAAGAGCTATATTCATCATCCAAATAAATATATTGATACATAAATTGGAATAGCCTTTCCTTTAATAAGTTAGAGCCTCTTGTTGAATCGCTTCTATACTCTACTAAAGGAGGTGTCATCGGTTGCGCCTTGATAATCAAAAAATCATCTTGTTCAAGAGGGCCATAACCACCAGCTTCTAATCTTGTTAGGTTGGTTATACATGGCTGATTTTTACCATCTGTCCACGCTAATAAGTAATCATTAATTAGCTTAATGTCATTTACATAATATTCAGGGTCTAATGGAAGAATATCTTTATCGCCACTATCCGTAAGGTTAGTAAATATATTTTCTTGCGTATTGTTATCGTAATTTAATTTCGCTATAACATTGTACTGTTGCGAATTGTAAATAAAAGAATACGCTGTACGTGTTACTTCAAACCCTGCCGCACCAATAGTCTTATTCAATCCTGTTGGCAAAGTATTTGTAATTAAAGCATTGCTTTCTGGATTAGTGGCAAGACCTTCTTCGCTTTCAGAAGTTCCCGTAACACGAACATTGTACGCATCTACGTAATCATTCTGTTGAATAAATTCAACAGCATCATCCGTATTCATTCCACCTTGACGAAATAACTTTATATTCTCTGCCATAATATTATGCTCTAGCGGTTAAGCCAGTCAAACTTCTCTTCTTGGCTGTAAATTCTGAAGCGTAAGCCTTATTAATACGCATTTTTGCTAAACGCATTTCTCTATAATACTCGTTTTTGTATTCTCTTACCTGACCTGCACTAAACTTTTTAACCATATCAGTAGAACTTTTCCATCTAATATAACACATAAACGCCTCTTCAGCCATCGTGTTAATAAAATAATCGTCATCAGTTTCCTTGTAGCCATCGGATAGGTATTCAAAAAGTATTTCTTCATATTTGTTTTTTGGATTAAGCAAAATGACTTTTGCTCCCTCATCAATATCAAAGTCGCAAATTTGTGCTGTACCACTATTTAAACCAAATAGAGTATAAGACGTTCCGCCCCACCAGTAATTACTGTAAAGATACGGATAAGGCAATGGTGCTACATAGTTGCCTATCGTGGTAAGCTCTGGAACACCTGCATTTCTATCTTCTTCATTCCGATAAATAGCATGATATTGCGAAAGTTGCTCATTCTTTGTAAATGTTATAATCTCTCCTCTTTCGTTAACAATACCCATTTTTGAATAGGTAAGATAATCTACTGGAAGATTTACCGTATTATTTGGATTAACAGGAAGCAACACAGTCATCATTTGACCTGTAATATCTAAATTGAATGCACGAGAACCACGAACACCAATATTATACAAACGTCTAAATTGATGCGAGCTTTGGTCTGCGCTATCTAAAAATTGTGCTACTAATTGTCTTAATCCTATCGTTGCCATAATTATTGTACCGTTGATAAGTCACGAGCATCATTCATTACATCTTCTGGTAACCCCTTTGATACTCTTAACATTTGAAATATCTTTCCTATAATCTCACTCTCCACACTTTTTGGAACATTAAGAGTAGCAGTTAGCAAATCGCCAGTACTACTTATAGCTCCAACCATTGTGATATTTACCGAAGTAAACATGTATTCTTGTATATTATCGTAATACAGTTTGCCATTCTCAATATAAGACAAAATAAAGCCACGCACAGCAGGCAACATATCCTGCATAAACTTATCCTTGTTTTTCATTAAAACTATCTGCCTACGTCTTCCCTGTATGCCTAGAGGAGTAATACTAACTATCTCTTGGTTGTTTGGTAACGCAGCAGGTATTTGTGGTAAAACAGAATAGTTCTGCTTTAGTAAACTATCGTAAGCAACAGGAACACTTGTAAATGTAGATGTGAACGTATCATTTGCATAAGTAGTTTCACCTAAGTTACTATTCTCAAATGCGTTTTTCCTTGCCTGAACAGCAACTTCTTGCGCCACCAATTCAGCAATATACCTTAAACTGAAAGATGCGTCATCAGAAGGAATGCCACCATATAGCATTGTCCTAATTTGTTCACTTATTTGCTGATATGTCATTTCGCTTGTTGGGTTTCTAATTGTCCAAATTGTTGCAACATGCCATCTCTCATGTTCATTGCAATATCTTGTAATGCAAGATAAATAATATTATCTAAATCTGTTTGATTCCACTCTGGCTGAACAGATAAGGTTGCATTATAAACAGGTCTGCCACTAACCAATGTGTATGCCCAAACACTTGTTGTAGGAGCTTTTAAATACACTAAAACAGCACTCGTTAAATTAGTAGGATAGAACTGTAAATATGTTTTGTATTCCGTATAAATAGGAAATGTAGATGTAGGAGCTTCTATCTTTGATGATAAATGGTTTGCCAATCTATCTTTTTCTACTCTAACTATTGGGTATTGTTCAGTACCAACGACATGTGTTAAAGCATCTACGTGAAATAAATCAGCAGGAAATGTATATTTTCCAGCCGAAGAACCAGTAGTAGGCAAAGTCAAATCAATTGGGTCACTAAAAAATCTACTTAAAGCATCAGATATACGCTGTGTCTTATAATATTGTGCATAAAGAGAATTATAATATTTAATTTCCGCTCTAGGGAATATCAAATTAAAATCATTTGGAGAAATATTCCCCAAAAAACCGCTCTTATTGGCACGATACTGAATTAACTTATATATTTCGTTGATGTTTGCCATTGACGTTTTTTTACTTAAACAAATGTAACACAAAAAAGATAATAGTTTTTTAAATCAAAAAACCCCACACCTTTCAGCATGGGGTAAAACAAAGAGAGAATTTGGACAGAATCCTCTTTTTATTAAATCAATTTAGAAACTTGCTCAAATAAATCAAGAATTTCTTGTTCCTTATCTACTGCCCTTTCAGCTAATTGACTTGCAACATCCGCATTTGGCGCGATGCTAGTAATATCTGCCTTACTTTCTGACCAGATAAGCTTGCCGCTGTTTTTGTTTACAGAAACAATACCAACCTTTACAGCTTCAGCAAAAGCATACTGATACTTATTTTTTGGATTTACAAAATGCTTAACGAAGTAAGCAGGATTTGCCTTAGCGTTTACGATGAAGTCTTTTCTTACTCCTGCTTCGCTTTGCTCCAAGCTTATGCCTAAAACACTTGCAAACTCATACATCTCTTTTACAGAAGCATTTCTTGCAGCACTTTCAGATTCCCATGCTAAATCAAGGTTCGCTTGTGTACTCTTTAATATCGCTTCTGGGTTAAGAAGTCTATAAACAGGAGGTATCTTCTTTAACTGCTTTTTCTTAGCCTCATACATGTCTTGAATCATCAATGCAGCTAATTTAGACTTCTCTATTCCTCTAACCATCAACTTGCCATTTTTAAATTCAAGCTGATTGTCTGTATTTGAAAGCAATGATGCTTCTTCTTCTTTAGTTAAATCACGCTGTTCATCAATCCAAATAGATTCTTCTGTATTGATAAATCTCCACGCTCTTTGACGATTATCTTCTTCATCCCACGCAAGGCCACTATTGGGTATTGCAAATGTAGGAGGATATAAAGAATCGCTTTTACCTACACTTTTTTCGCTATTTCTTCCTGTTATAACAACAATCTCTGGCTTGTAAAGTGCATGCGTTCTAATTAACTCAAATTCAAAAACCTTATCCAAGTCATCAACAACATGGGTAGGCTTTTTCCCGAAATTGGGATTTCCTTTTTTCTTTTCAATTAATGCTTCCATTTTTTTCTCTTTGGTTTTTATTTAAAAAAGGGTGGAGAATTTCCCCACCCTTCTTGCCTAATTACTAGGACTTCTTTAATATAACATATTGGTTCGCAGCGAATACCATCACTCCGTAATATGCCTGCTGAAATACATCTAATTCCAACTTGGTAGTCTTACCGTTTGGAGAAAGACCTCCAGTTTCACCGATAACAACCTTACCGAATCCAGGGATGTTCTGGTAACGAATACAGAAGTTAGGAACAATGTTCTTAGTTCTTGCATCTTGTCCAGTTCCTTTAGGAATCAATAAACCGAAATTATCACGAGTAGTTCCTGCAACATTATTGCCATAGAAAGCTGACTGTGAGAACGGTAAGTAACGAGTGAAGTTGTACTTACGGTTGTATGGAGTAAATGACTTAAATCCTCTTGCAAGGTCTAAATTATCCATGTTACCTGTTTGTGCGTACAAAATAGCACCGTTATTGAAATCGTTACCTAAAGCATTTTGGATTTCGATACTTTGGTTAGTATCAGACAACCAATCATACTCACCCGGCCCGCCTTGTGCATCAATCTGACGCTCGATTTGAGCGAAAGTAGTTTGTGCGCCCATTGTAGAGTAGTATTGAGTAGTTCCGTTTGCTTGTACTTGTTGGATAACTCCAGCAGTACCAGATTCGTTGTACCCTAAGTTGTCAGTAAGGTTTGAATCCATAAGAGCAACTTCTTTTTGAAGCATCATCTCATAGTTGTCATCCTTTAACTGCTTGTACTTGTAAAAACGCTGACCATCAATTTCGAAATCAATTCTTTCCGCCATTGATAAATCAGTGAACTTACTATCCTTACGGATTTGAGTACAGTAGTTTGTGTACTTGTCGATGTTACGAACTTCAGTACCTGTGTAATCAGATGCTTCACCTAAGTACTTGTAACCTCTGTTCTGTAATACATCACCTGCAAGAGTTGAAGCATTATCAGTAGAAATTACTGGTGTTAATACAAAAGTGTGAGCATAAGGGGTAGATTTATTTGGCACTGCACTTACACGAGATTCAACTCCTGTACGGGCATTGTAATAAATCTGACCCTCATTCGGTAAAGAACGAGTACCTGAAGCTGAATAAGCTCCAGCAGCAACAGTAATAGTAGCTGGTGCGCCTGCTGATACAGAAACCGCTGCGGATGACTGTACGAAGCCCATTGCACGACCTGCTTGCTCATACCAATAGAACAATTTGTTGTCCGTAGGCATTTCATTACCTGCTAATTCGTTCATCATAACAATTGGAACGAACTTCCATTTGTCGATAAATTGGTTGTACGCGCGTGGTACAATAATATTAAGCTCGCTAATAAGCGTGCCTGCTCTGGTTACAGAGGGGGTGGTAAAACTTGATGGTAAAGCTGACATCTTGTTGGGTTTTAAATTAGTTTATTTTTGTTAATTATTCCCCAGCTTCCATTGCTACTTGCCAGAATGGTTTAGAAACTTTAAAATCAGATGATGATTTATCATCCATATCAATATTCTTTATATCTCTGGAAATAACTTCTTTTCTAGTAGCTGTTTTTATTTGCGTTGCTACTGACCCAATCATTTTACCTTCATTTTCTAATTTATACACATCCTCGGCAATCTTTAGAATATTAGGGCTTCCTTCTTGGTTAAACCAGCCACGCTTTGTTAAATAATCTGAAGCATTAAAGTCTTTCATAGTATTAGTTAAGCTCGCTTTTTCTTCATCAGTAATTTTGTAAACGACATCCTCGCCATTTAGTTTATACTTGAAATCAGAAAGTTTAGGAACTTCACTAGTTACCATTTCCTCCCATTGCTTATTTGCTTCTGCAACTTCAGCTTCGGTAGGCTCGACTTGTGATTCTTGACTTATTTTTGGAAATTCTATGGTTTTCTTTTGCTCATCCAATGAACGTCTTGCTTCCCTTGCATCCCTTGCGAGTATTGTTTCACGTTCATCAATAAGCTCGTTAAATTGAACTGCTTTTTCGTACTCTTCTGGATAAATATCTTCATCTATTTCAGTCAAGTCTTTTTTAGCCGATAAATTTCCGTACTTTGATTTAATTTCAATAGCGATATCCTTATCAGTCCATGTAGGATTAGAGCGTGTAAGGTTTTCTTTTACAACATCAAAATCCGACATAGCCGAATAATCTTTTCTTTTTTCAGATAAGTAATTGAAAACTTCTTCTTCTTTACCTGCTTGAAGTGCATCTAAAAGCTGTTTAGCTTCTAAACTCATTTCTGGGTACTTCTCAACAATCTTTTCTGCTACTGGTGTAGCTACTTCTACTGTTGTTTGCGAAGGCTCATCTTCGATAATAGTAGCACCTTCTGGTAAAACTATTTCTACTGTACTTTCAACTACTGGAGCTGGAGTATCGTCATTAGAAGAAACAATCTCTGCTCCTTCTGTTGTGGTTTCTACAATCTGTTCATCGAAATTATCAAGAACAGCGTCTTCCCACGTTTTTGCTACATTTACTTTTTCACTCATTTTGATTTGTCTTTAAATTCTCTACTACAAACTTAGACTATAAAAATCAACTTTTTTTCATTTACATCATTTGCTCTGCTTCGCCTTCCATCATCTGCTCTTCGCCCATAGCCATTTGCTCTTCGCCTTGACCCATTTGCTCCTGCATCATGCCTTGCTCTTGCTGTTGCTGCATCATCATCTGTTCTTCTTCGGCAGCCATTTGCTGTTCCATTTCGGCAGCTTCTCTTTCATTTTCAGCAAGCTCTTCCATAAGTAACTGCTTGTTAGTTTTATCTACCAACCCAATTCCATCGAAAATCATTGAAGGCATCTGCTCGATAGTCTTTCCTTGTGCAAACAAAGATTTCATAAGCTCTATCTTTAGAATGCTTGAGTATTTAGTTATCTCTTCAACCTTCATGGCTTCAAGTTTATCATTTTCTCTTGCCTTCTCTAAATCATTTTTAAGCTGAATAACTTGCATTTCTCCATCGGACTTTGCTTTTGCAGCAGCAATTGCAGCTTCCGTATTTGATTGAGAATTTAATTGAGCTTCTTTTATTTTTTGCTTTTCACGTTTCTTTTGTCTTGCGGCCAATAAATAAGAAGCATATTTTACATTTGTTTGAGATAAAGATTCTGCTTGTAAAGCATCTTGAAGCGTAATCTCTTTATTGTTTAATGCAATATTGATACGCTCTTGCAATATAGCTTGCGCAGTATCATCTAAAACAGCCTCAATCTTAACATCGAATTGCGCTCTTTCAAAATCATCAGTTGATTCAACTATTACATACTCTACTTTATCATTACCAAGCGCGGCCATATACCCTTCGTAACCACCTTTTTTGTAGACCAAAATATCCCAACCTAACTGCTGAACCTTTTGTGCAGTAGGCTCCATTATATTTAAGTAAGCGTTGTATATATAATTTGAAGCACTTTCTCCCTGCTTTCTAGCATCTTGAAATACTTGTTTCCCAACCGCTTGATTATTTATTTGTCCAGAATCTAATGCGTTAGAACCTATAATAACAACAAGCTTTTGATATTCAGACTGCCATTGAGCTTCCAACCGTTGTAATTTGTTTGAGAAGTTTACGTTGTTTGGCGTAATCGGAGGTTGCCTTCTTTCTTCGCCATCATCCCCAATACCTTTATAGTACATATTACCTGTTTGTAGGTAAATTCCGTATAACTGCA